CGCATCTCGCCGATCAAGTACACCGGCGCGTTCTGGGGTCAATGCCTCCAGAACTGCATGGAAGACGTGATCGACAAGAACGACGTGATCCTCACGTTCGATTATGACACGGTCTTCACCGCCAAGACCGTCGAAGCCCTCCTGACGCTGATGATGTTCAGCGGCGTCGATGCGATTGCCCCGCTCCAGACCAAGCGGGAGGCCAACACGGTCATGTTCGCCCTCCCCGGCATCAAGCCGGAGGACAAGACCACCGTCGAGGACGACTGGTTCCAGAAGCCCGTCCAACTGGTCGAGACGGCCCACTTCGGCTGCACGTTCATCCGCACCGAAGCCTTGAAGAAGGTGCCGAAGCCCTGGTTCGTCGCCCAAGCCAGCGAGGCCGGGGACTTCCGGGGGGGCCATATCGACGAGGACATCCATTTTTGGAAGGCGTTCTACAAGGCCGGCAACAAGCTGGGCATCGCCACCCAGGTCAGCGTCGGCCACGCCGAACTGATGATCACCTGGCCCAGCCGCACCTCCGGCGGGGGCAAGATTCAGCAGCACAGCACCGACTTCTGGAACAGCGACCGCAACCCGCCCGAGGGCGCCTGGGGGTTCATCAAGTGAAGATTCGCATCGCCAAGGCGTTCAACGGCTACAAGGTCGGCCAGGTCTTCGACTGGGGCGACGGCATGGCCCGCGTGATGGTCGCTCGCGGCTTGGTGGTGCCGGCCGACGAGAAGCCCGTCGAGCGGGCCGTGGCCCCCGACGGCGACCTCGAGCGGGCCGTCGTGAACCCGCCCGTCAGGAGGAGAAAGGCCCAATGACCGTCACGATTCTCTACGGCTCGCCGCAGCACCCCGACTCAACGATCACGCCGTATCGCAGCCTCGTCCGGTCGGTGCAGCCGGCCGTCGAGCCGGTGACGCTTTCCGAGGCGAAGGTGCAGTGCCGCGTGGACATCGCCGACGACGACGCCTACATCTCCGGCCTGATCACCTGCGCTAGGCAGTACATGGAGGAGGTGCTGGACATCTCCATGATCACGCAGACCTGGCAGGCCCGCTATGACGTGTTCCCCCTCTGGGAACTGATCCTGCCCCGCCCGCCGATGGCCCCGGCCGCCGTGACGATCACCTACCGCGACGAGGCCGGGAACAACCAGACGCTCCTGAGTGCCAGCGGCCACTTTCAGGTGGACTCGAACATCACCCCAGGCCGCGTCTACCCGCTCTACAACGGCGTCTGGCCGGCGGTTCGGGGCGACGAGAACAGCGTCACTGTGCAGTGGCAGGCCGGCTACGGGGCCGCGGGAGCCAGCGTGCCCGGCATCCTGAAGCAGGCGGCCCTGCTGCTCGTGGCACATTGGTACGAAATGCGACAGCCGGTCTTCGCCTCGTACTCGCAGGTGATCCCGGTGCCCCACACGTTCGAGACGCTGATGGCAGCGAGCGGCTGGGGGGGATACCGATGACCGTCCAGGCCCAGGTGCAGGCCGGCGTCTCTGCCCGGCGGCTCACCCAGAGCGGCCTGACGAGCGCCATCGAAGACCACACGGTGCAGTTCACCGTGGACGTGGGCGACTGCACCGAGGTCTGGAGCGACGAGCGGACGTTCGGAGCCTCCGGCTTCGACGAGGTCGATTTCTCGACCATCGGCATCGACGCGGTGAAGCTGCTCTACGTCCGCAACCTGTCGGCCAGCCACCAGATCGCCCTGTCGGCCGGCTGGACGGGCAGCCAGTTCAGCGTCTTCCGCCAGGACGCCACCGCGTGGAACTTCTCGCCGATGATCAACCTGGGCAGCCTCACGCTCCGGGGCTACCCGATCCGCGAGGCCGGCACGCTGCTCCTGTCCTGCCCGAACAGCGACGGCTTCGGCACGACGGCGGGCGGGAGCATCCTGCGAATCGGCGGCACCGCGGGGCAGTCCTACGAAATCTACGTCATGGGAACCTAGACCGATGGCACTGAACGCCCAGATTCTGCTCTCCATCCTGGCCCACGAGTCCTCGAGCGGCGACATCTCGCAGACCCTGCGGGCCACGCCAGCGACGTACTCGCTCACGCTCGGCAACGGCACCGGCGCGAACCAAGCCCAGGTGGTGTGGAGCGACTCGCGGACGGTCCCGGCCGGGGGCCAAGACATCGTCCCCCTGCGGACGCTGACCGACGACCGCGGCAGCGTGTCGTTTACGGCCGTGAAGGCGATGTACATCAGAAATACGTCTCAGTCGTCCATCCAGTTGGCGCTGGGCGATGCGCTGCAAGAGGCGTGGACATCAGGCCCAGGCTACGCCGTGGACGGCAACAACTACGGCGAGACGAACATCGCCGCCGGTGGGTGTCTGTTTTTCTCCGACCCCACCGCTGGCGGCGCGGTGGTGCCGCAGAGCGAGGCCACGATTTACATCAACGGCGCTTCTGGGCTGACCTACGAAATCATCCTCATCGGCGAAGGCACGGTCACATGACCCTTGACATCGGCAAGATGCGCGAGCGGGTGACGATCCAGTCGCCGTCGGAGGTGCGTGGCCGCTCGGGCGAGACAAAACTGGAATGGAGCGCCGCCGCGACCGTCTGGGCCAGCGTCGAGGGCTTGTCGAGCCGGGACATCCTCCAGGCCCAGCAGGCCAACGTGGTCGCGACGCACCGCATCCGCATCCGCCATCGGGACGATGTGACCCACACGCATCGGCTAGTCTGGAGGAATCGGACGATGGAGATCGCCAGCGTCACCGACCGCATGGGGCGGGAGACGCTCGAGCTACTGGCGAGGGAGTTGACCTAGCATGGCCGTCCCCATTCAAGGCACGACGCCTCGTATCCTCTCCTCCGGCCAGACCGGCCGGGAGCAGACGGAGGGGTTCATCAGCATCCGCCTAGAAGGCGTGGATGACCTGATCCAAGCCCTCTTCCGCGCCGCCACCCAGGTCGGCGAAGACGCGACGCCTCGGCTCAACGCGGCCTGCAAGGTGGCGATGCAGGAGGTGATGGACAACTACAAGCGGCTCATCCCCGACGTGACGGGGAACCTGAAGAAGAGCGTGAAGGTCCGCGGCATCAAGAACCAGCGGGCCAAGGGCGTCGGCGTCGCGATCGGCGGCCCCCAGCACGTCGTCGGCGGGAGCGGCAAGAGCGGCAAGGAGTGGGACGTTGAGGTCAAAGGAGCGGGCAACCATGCCTGGCTGGTCGAGTTCGGAACGGGCCGCCGCCGGCCCTCCACGCAGAACCGCCGCACCTACATCAACGTCCACCAGAAGATCAACGGCCGCTTCACCCGGATCAATGACCGGAGCAAGAAGTGGTTCGACAATGAGCAGTTCGAGAAGATGGGCCGCGGTTACTACTTCATCATGGGCAGCCGCGACGAGCCGACCCGCAAGGCCCGCCAGGGCAGCGGCTACCCCCACGACTTCGGCCCGTTCGCCATCGGCCCCAACGAAACCTACGGCGCCATGCCCCCGTCGAACGCGATGGAGCGGGCCATCCTGGCGTCAAGGGGCGATGCGATGGGCATCCTGACCGACGCGATCCGCAACGAAATCAACAAGATCAGGGCCGCCTGATGCTCATCACCCCCGAGAACGCCGTCTATCACCGGCTGGCCTCGTCGCCCGGCGTGGCCCGGCTGGTCGGGTTTCAGATTTACCCGGTGGCCGTCCCCAAAGGGGCCGACTTCCCCTTCATCGTCTACCGGCGGGCGAACATCAGCCGGCAGCACTCGCTGGGCGGGCCGATCCTGATGCCCGAGGTCAACCTCCAGATCGCCGCCTGGGCGATGTACCACGACGACGCCCGCAGCCTTGCCGACCAGATTCGCCTGTCCCTCAATGGTTACATCGGGACGCTGGCGGGTTGTACAATACATGATATGAGGCTGGTGTCCGAGACGGACGACTACCTCGACCCGGCGGCGGTTGGAGCACAACTGCCGCCGGCCTACGAAACCCGGCAACTGTATCAGATCAGGTGGACTGAGTCGGCCACATAGCCGACTCGTCCAGACAACGGCGCAAGGAGGCGCAACCAGATGGCAACGTCGGCACAGGGACTCACGTTCACGTTCGGCGGCTCGACCGTCACCGTCACGAGCGTTCAGGTCAATGACACGCAAGACCTCCTTGACGCGACCCACCTGGGCGTGGCCCCGAATGCCCGCCGGCTGTTCGTCGGCGGCTTCGCCACCGACCGCGAGGTGCAGATCGACTACATCTCGGCCACGATCCTCGTGGCCGGCACGTCCGGTGCTCTGGCGATCAGCGGTCCGTTCTCGTTCAGCGGCAACGCGACCTGCTCAAACGCCTCGCTCGGCGGCAGCGTGGGCGACTTCGTCCGAGGCTCGGCGACGTTCCGGCTCGCCTGACGCCTCATCTGGAGGCATAGATGGCGATCTCGTCGCAGGGGATGACTTTCACATTCCCCGGCTTCTCGGCTCACTACACCTCCATCTCAGTGGAGGAGCCGGAGGCCGAGGTCGTCGATATGACGAAGATCAACGACCCCATCAAGACGCGACGCATGGTCGCCACTGGGGACGTGACTTCGCCGGCCACGGTGCGGGTGGACTACATCCGCCTGGCCGGCACGCCCGCGCCGCTGGCGATCAGTGGCCTGTCGGGGCAGTTGGTCATCTCGCACCCGAACGTGTCGGTGAGCAAGAAGGCCGTATTGCAGTCGGCCACCAGCGAGATTTCCGTGGGCGATCTGCTCCGCGGTTCATTGAACTTTGTGATTGATGACAGCCCCTAAAGGAGCAACGGATGCGATTGGCGGCTGACACGAAGACGTGCAGCAAGTGCAGGGCCGAGAAGAATCTCGACGCCTTCAGCACAAATCGCGCCATGAATGACGGCAAGAACATTTACTGCCGGGCCTGCCTGTCGGAGGCCGACAAGGCTCGCCGCAAGAAAATGGCTGAGTCTCCTCGCGCACCAGTGGCAGAGAAGAGCTGCGTGCGGTGCAGAGAGGTGAAGCCCGCCAGCGAATACGCGCGAAACAAGTCCTCGACCACGGGCCTTCAGTCCTACTGCAAGAGCTGCACAAGAGGCATCTGCCTACAGCGGATTGAGCAAGGCATCAATCCGCCGCCGTTCAAGGAGTGCTCTGTCTGCGGCAAAAACCTGCCTGCATCGAAGTATCACCGCAACAGGGCCGTGTCCACGACCCTGGCGCCCGCCTGCAAGGATTGCAGCCGCCGGCGAGTTCGGTGCGTCAAGTACGGGCTAACAAACGAGTGGCTCGACAAAATCGACGCCGTCACGCAGTGCGAGATATGCGACCAGCCAATAGATGGCCCCCACAAGCACCTAGACCACGATCACGCGACAGGCGAGCCTCGCGGAGTTCTTTGCACAAAGTGCAACGCAATGCTCGGCTTTGCCCGCGACAGCCAGAGAATCCTTTCAAGTGCCTGCCAGTATCTTTCTCGTTTCCATTTCACCGCTGGAGTTAAATTCCGTGCCTCTTAGTAAGTCTCAAATTATTTCCGCCAACGACCTTAAGCTCGCTGAACTTGACATGACCAGCGAGTGGGGCGGAACGGTTTACATCCGCACCCTGACTGGCAGCGAGCGAGATCAGTTCGAGGAGGCGTACTCGGAGCAGAAGATGAAGAACTTCCGCGCGAGGTTTCTCGTCCTGTCGCTTTGCGATGACAAAGGGGAGCGGTTGTTCGAGGACGGCGAAATCGCGGTCCTCGGCAAGAAGTCAAGCACTTCAATCAACAAGGCGTTTGAAGCGGCCTGGAAGCACAATGCCTTTACCAACGAGGCCGTCGAAAGCCTGGGGGAAGGTTCGCCCGACGGCCAGAGCGGCGGTTCTACTTCCGCCTAGCCCTGGCCCTCGGGATGACGGTTCGCCAGTTGCTGGCGAGCACAGACAGTGAAGAGTTGAGCGAGTGGTATGCGTTCGATCAGCGGTGGCCGCTGCCTGACCCGTGGCAGCAGACCGCACGGCTCTGCCGGATCGTGATGGCAGCCAGCGGGAACTACAAGCGGAATGACATACCGGAGGAGTCGGTGTTCATTCCGGCGACGGTGAAGCCGAACCAGTCGGTGGATCAAATGTGGGCCGAGTTGGCGAAACTGCAACAGTAGGTGCCAAGGATGGCGAACGGCTACATCGGCAAAATCTCGGCACTGGTCACGGCCAGCACCGCCGACTTGTCGCGGAAGCTGCAAGGCAGCACCAGCGACATAAAGAGGTTTTCGGGCAGCATTAATGCCCAGTTCGCGGCGGCGTCCCGCAACGCCCAGGCCAGCCTCAACGCGATCTTCACGCCTCTTCAACGGATTGAGCGGACGCTCTTCGCCGGTCGCGGCCTGAACCTGATTACTGAAGACCAGGCGAACAAACTCCGGCAGGCCGTCAGTGCGGCCGAGTTGATCAACAAGCCTCTGGCAGAAGCCCAGCGCGCGTTTACTGGGCTTTCCGCCGAGGTTTCCGCCGGGTTTCTCCCGGCGTTAGTCAGAGCGCAGGATCAGGCGCTCCTCTTGAATCGACGGATTCAAGAGACGGGCCAAGCCAGCGCGAAGTCATTCGCCATCGTTGAGCAGAGCGTGCAGCGGACAGCCGCGGCCGTGCAGCGGCTCGCGGAGGCACAGAATCTATTGCGGTCTGGCCCTCGCGGCCAAGAGTTGGCCTTTGTCGCCCCCGAAGTTTCGGACACGCTCCGCGCCTCGGCTGCCTCGCGGCAGCAAGCCTCGGAGTTGCCCGCGGCGAGCCGGCGAGCCGCGGCGGGCCAAGTCGCGAACCTCGCCGCCGTAGAGAGCAGGATCGCCGAGGTTCAGGCCAAGATTGAGCGGGCAAGGCTTCGCCCTCGCGTAGATGCCAGTGAACTTGACGATTTGCAGCAGAAGTTGGCCGGCTACATTGCCGCAGCGGAGCGAATCCGGCAAAGGATTCAGATCAGAATCGACACTGAGCAGGCATCGAAGAACCTCGACGAACTAAAGGCTCAACTCGAACAGGCCCTAACGGGTCGCCCCGCAAACTTCGACCAAGTGGCGGCGGAGTACCAGCGGCTCCGCGGCGAGGTCGAGAAACTTGAGGTCGCCCAGCGGCAAGCATTCTCCGCTGGCCTTGGCGAACTGATTACGCTGATTGCCTCCGACGACGTGGTGAATCTTGATCGAGCCAAGACGCTCATTGACCAGATCGCTGCGGGGCTGGAGGGCATCAAGCCGGCCGCGCCGGACAGGCTCTCGGCGGCCTCGGAAAGGCTTCGCGAGCGAGCGGAGCGCGAGCGGCAGGCGGCGGATGACAGGGAGGCAGAGCTTGAGCTTCAGCAGGGCCAGCGCACCGACATTCCCACCGGCCGCCAAGGCCGCGCCCGCGTCCTTGATACTCTGGGCGGCGAGATCGACGTGGTCGCTCGCAAGGTGCAGAACCTGCCGGACGCGCTCCAGTCGCAGTTCGGGCCAGAGGTTGACAGGCTGACCAACAAGTGGAGGATTCTTGCCCGCAACGGCGTCGGCTTTGCCGCAGAAGAGGCCGACAAGCTGGCTGCCAAGGCCAGGGAGATCACGGCGACGCTGAATTCCAGGCAGGCGCGGGGGGACCAGCTTCTGGAGGCGTTTGGTGGCGCGGGCGAAGCTGGCCTGAACCTCGGCATCGACGAGCGGTCGCTGCGGGGCATCGCTGGCGAGTTCGACTTCTTGCAGACGAAGATCGCCGGCGTGGCTGCGGAGGCTCGCGGGCCGCTGGTTGCGGCGATGGAGAACTATCGGCAAGTCGTGACTCGAGCGTTTCGGGACGGCACGATCAGCACTCAGCAGGGGCAAGCGGCCATCGCCTCGGCGCGGGCCGAGGTTGTTCGCCTCGGCGCAGACCTCACAAACACTCGGCCAGGGCGTTTCGCCGAGCAACTGAATCGCGCCGGCGACGTTGCCCGCGGTTTCGGCGCCAAGCTCGGCCTTGGCTTGCAGCAGGCCATCTTTGCGGTTGACGACTTCTTTAGTGTCACGGGCGGCCTCGATCAGCAGATCAGAGCGGCGGGCAACAACATCTCGCAGCTTGGCTTCATCCTCGGCGGCACCGCAGGGCTGATCGCAGGCGTTTCCGTATCCATCGGAGGCCAGCTTGCCGCGGCTGTTATTCGGTACAGAAACGGCTTGGTTGCGGCACGCGACGAGGCCGAATCGCTCAACGCGACTCTACGAGCGCAGCGCGACGCGGTGAAAGAAGTCGCAGACGAGTTTGATCAGTTCATCAACGGCATTGTGGACTCCGCTTTCTCCGAGGCCACACGGAAGGCAAGCGAGTTCACGGAGACACTCGACGGCATACTTGAGCGACTGAAGCAAATCGAGTCAGAGTCCATCGCCTCTCTTGACCCGACGGTGATTCGCGAGCGCGCGATTCAGCAGAGCCTGGAGCGTCGCACCGGGGAGGCAAGGAATGTCGCCGACATCCTGGCCTTGCAGGACGCGATCGAGCGGTCGCGGCAAAGGGAGCAAGCCGCGGCGAACAGGGCAGTGGAGCGAGGCCCGGCTCGACAGGAGGACTTCGCGGCCATCACCGACACGTTTGTTAATCGGCTGAATGAAGCGTTGCGAGCCAGCAACGACGCGCTCGGTGGATTCAATCTGAGGAACTTCTTGGGACGCGACTCCGACGAATCCGCGTTTGGGCTTCGCGGCGAAAGCCTTCTGGGGGTGGTTCAGCCAGCTATCGGAAGCCTCATTGACTTGACTGGCTTCGGCGACGACATCAGGCGAGCCGCGGGCGTTCAGTCAAGAGACAGGGTCAATCAGCTAGCTTCGGTTGCCGAGGTGACAAGGCTTCGCGTGGAGGCGGCAGGCGGCGATGAGCAACAACTGCTGGCGGCTATCTCGCCGCTGCGGGAAGAACTTGACAGACTGCTACTGTCTGCCGGCGTTGCGGACCGCGGGCTTGTTGAGTTTGCGCAGGGCGTTCGGCTCGCGATCACGCAGGTCGAGGCGTCGCTGGCCTCTCCTGAGATTCGCGAGGCGAACAAGGTCTTTGGGGAGGCTGCGAGGGCGTCAAGAAACGTCGGTAGTGACCTAGAGAACATTCGCAAGGCTGCTGACGAAGCGGCGGATGCGGGGATCGCCGCGGG